GAACGTAGTGTCCGCGTACCCGCTCTTCGGGAACCGTGAGCATTTCTGTCTGCTCCAGTGCAGAATCGTCGTAGGTAATCTTCGTAAAGATGTTGTGGGGGTTTACAACAAACTCCAGTTCACCGCTTTCGGTGTCTAGAATGTGGAAGCCCTTCTTTTCACCGTAGTCGGACATGGTGATCTGATACGGACATCCCAAATAGTGAATGTTGTCCTTGCTGTGTCGAGTGTGGAAGTGTCCGGTGTACACTGCCTTGAATCGCGCAAACGGGTCAGACTTCATGCCACCTTGGAATGTAGAGTTACGCATGACTTGGAATCCGTCCAGTTCCAAGTGCCCACACAGAATCTCTGCGTCACAGGTACGCACAAACTCCATAGACTCTGCTTCGTTCTCCTTGTTGATCCACGGCAACATGGCAATCTTCGCGGATCCGAATTGCAGCACAGTGGGTTTCTCGTACACCGTGAACGCGTCGTAGAACAGTTCTCGGGGCGAGTTTACATCACTACGGTTCTTGTAGAAGATGTCGTGGTTGCCCAAGATGCAGTGCATCTCTAGTTTGTTGTCCCACAACTCTTGAATGAATCCTGTGCGAACAGCGTTCAGTGTTGCAAAGTTCACGAACTTGCGGCGGTCCAAAAAGTCACCCAAGTGAATAATCGTGGTGATTCCCTCTGCTTGCAGTCGAGGGAAGAACACGCGCTTATAGAAGCGCATGAAGTGCTCAAGAAACACTGGTGAGTCGGATCGCGCTCCAAAGTGCGTATCCGCTAGGATTGCAATTTTCACTTCTTGCCTTTCGCCTTCTTCACTGGTTTAGCCTTTGCCTTTGCCTTTACTGGCTTCGGCTTGTTGACAGGCTTCTTTGCCACCTTCTTTGGTGGAGGCGGTGGTGCCTGCTTTTCCTTGTCCTTCTTGTCAAAGTTGTTGATGTCTGTCTCTGTCAAGAAAGTGGCATTGGTGTCAAAGTTTTCGCCCACCTTGAGGTAGTTGTCTCGTATCCAGTTACGCATTTGGGAGTCCACATCACTCATCTCAATTTTCTTCAGTTTAATGTACGCTTGCTTCTTCTCCTTCTGTATACGACGGAGAAACGCGTAGTAGATTATTTGAGTGAAATACGAGAACGGATTGGTGGACTTCTTTGGGTCAAAGTTGTACGCGTACAGCAGGCAATTTTCTATTCCATCCGATATCATCTCGTCACGATATGGATAGTTTATGAAATTGGGTTTGCGGGACAGGTGTTCTGCAATCTTCATAAAGCACTCACCAATGTAGTGGGTTACTGGTGGGTGTTGAGTTCCTGCTGCGTCAGCAGCGTCAACTTGCTTTCTCCATGCACTCATTTCCATGAAGAACTGTGCGTTGTCAATGTAGTGGTCACGTTTATTTTTTGCCATGCTGTTCCTTTCACACAAGATAACCTATCACTCGGGCTTGTCAAGCCCCTCGTCCTTTTTCTTTTCGTCCTCCACGTAGTCCTTTATGAACGGCGACCAGTCCGCAGGCTTGTTGCCAAACTTTGGATCGCTCTTCTGCTTTTCGTCAGGCTCTTTCCACTCGCTCCGTGAAATCTTTTCACGACGAGATGCAGGAGGAGTGGACTTTGGGCGACGCTTCTTTTCGTTCTCTTCGTCCATCTCTTCAAATATGTCGTCCAAGAACTCCCCTGTAAGAAAATCTTGAATGCTGTCTTTCAAGTAGTCCATGAAGCCGTTGTTGATCCACGCTTCCATGATATCCTGTGGAACGCCAATAGAGAACGTAATGCTCTTTGGTGGGATGAACGGATTGCTCTGTGATAGTGGTCCCGACTCTCCCGAACCACTCTTTTCCTGTTCGCGCATAAGGCGATCCACTTCTTCTTGCAGTTCTCGCTGCTCTTCTTCCGTGAGTTTAAACGGAACAGTGCTCTTGGGAATAACCTCTACAGGCTTTGGCTCCACGTCTCCCAGTGGCAGTTTAGGAACGTCTCGTCCGGTGTCCTGTAGTTCAATCTGTCGTGAGTACAGTGAAGTGATTTCGGGTGACGGGTCAAAGTCCACAAGCACAAAGTCTTGAGGGATCTCTGCATTAGGAGAGTTTGTGCAGCCCAGCCAGTCTGTGAAGTACGTTACTTGCCGACGCGATCCCGTGAACGGATCTGCCTGAACTGCGTTCACCACGCGCATGGGACGCTGCAACTTGATCTTGTCCTTCGTCTTGCCTGCGTACCGTGCCACAATCTCTTCGCCGCTACGCAACTTATACACGCGGAGTTCAGACTTCTTTCGGGATCTCATGGCGTTTCTCCTAGTTGAATTTTGACCACTCGGTAGTCAAACCCTTCGGACTTGTATATTTGAAGACGCTCGTTCATGTGGCGCAGAGTGTGGTTCTTCCACGACTTCCACGACAGGTCGTCTCCAATATCGTACAGCCGTGCAGTGCCTTTGTCTTCATGGGTTCGCAGTTGGCGACCAATGCTTTGCAGCACACGAATACGAGACTTGGAGGGGGACGCAAAGATGATGTTGTTCAGCCTCCTTATGGAAATCCCTGTACTAAACGTGCCGTACGAAGCAATGATAATGGCATCATTTTCGCTTTCCACGATCTTGCGAATGTCTTCTCGTTCGGAGGCTTCTGTGCCCCCGTACACAAAGAAGACCTTTCGCTCGGGTGGAACGCTGGAGGTCACCATTGTATTTAGTACCTTGCCGTGTGCCTCAACGAATTGAAATAGAACAAGTGTGTTGCCCTTTAATCGTTTGCACAGGTCTATTATAAAATCGTTTCTGCGCTGCGATCCCACAAGCCACTTTATCTCGTCTTCGTATTTTGCTCGTTTAATCTGATCCTTGTCGCTGTCAGGGTACTGCAACATGAGGCAGTCAATCTTCAGATCACTCAAAATGCTCTGCTCCATGAGTGCCTTCGTCTTTGTCACCTCGTACGCTTTGCCAAACAGCCCCTCTAGCACCAAACGGTGGGTCTGTGTGCCGTCCAAAGTTCCGGTTGTGCCTACGCGAAACGGGCACGTCTTTAGTTTGCTCATCACCGCAGTAAGCGATTTAGACTTGAACAGGTGGGCTTCGTCTCCCACCACAGCACCGTACTGTTGGAAATACTTTTCGTCCTGCTTGTAGATGGACTGCCACGTGGAGATCACCACGCGCTTCGCTGTCCCCTTGTCTTCTCCGGCAAGAATCTTGTGGCAGTTTCGTTGTGCGTCCCAACCGTTCGCACTGGAGTAGTCTTCAAAATCAGAGAACATCTGTTCCACAAGCGACACCGTTGGCACCACGATGAGCACCTTCTTGTCCTTGGGAATCTTGCTCAAGTAGTACCGCACAAGCGAGTAGATGATAAGGCTCTTACCGCTGCCTGTTGGCGACAGCAGCAAGCACCGCTCCCGCTCCATTGCGTGGAGCACTGCATTGATTTGGTGGTCGTGAGCCGCTGCCTTTTTGCCGTTCACGTGCACGTTGAGGTGGTCTTGAATAAAACCACGAACGGTTTCGTGATCAGTCTTGAATCCGTTTACAGCAGGCAGGGTAATGCTGTAGTTGCGTTCCTGTGCAAACTTTTGGATGTACTCCACCAACCCTGCGTATATCTGCTGCGTGTGAATGTTGTACAGGTGTATCTCTCCGTTCCACACACGGGAACGGTACGCAGGCATAAACTTGTATCCAGGAACCTTGAATGTGAAATAGTCGGACAGTTCACGGGCTACACCACGGTCGCAGTTCACCCGAACGTACACAGAGTCCACTATGCTCACATCCAAATCAACCATCAGCCCATGTCCTCTCCGGTCAAAACTTCACCATTGAAGCGTATAGAGTATTTAGGCGACAGTTTTCCAGTCCACCCAATCACAGGCACACCAACGTCTCGCAGCATGGAAACACTTTCACACGCGGACTCCTGCCACTGCTCTGGTGTCTTCTCTGCCAAGACTGCAAGGGTAACCACTCTACCAATTCCAAACTGTATGATTGCCCGTGCACAATCGCAGCACGGAATCTGTGTGGTGTACAGGGTGAGTCCACCTGTATGCAGTTTGTTCATTACTGCTTGGTATATTACCCGTCGCTCTGCGTGTTCTGTGCAGTGGTCTTTTTGTGCTGGTGTCTTTGGATACCCTGCCTTTGCCAAACGTGTAGGCACAGCATTCCAGTTTTTAAGCAGTACTCCCCCACCAGGAATAACCAAAGCCGCTCCCGTTTGGGTATGTGGATCGGTGCTGTGTGTGGCTGCAAATACTGCGTCTTGCAAGTACATCTTGTCCACCCACCACGTATCAGGATCACTCACCAAAAGGTCACTGACCACTGGTAAACTTTCTCCATTCAATGGCGTTGCGTATCTTCCAGTGGCGGTTGTTTAACTCCTTGATCACCTCTTCAAGCAGAGAGATTTTCTCCCGTTGGTACTGCAACCTCTGTCGTGCTTTGATTACGTCTTCGTCAGAGTCCATGTACACGGAAATGTCTTGACGCAGAACCTTCAGTTGAAACGGCTCCAGTCCTCGTTGCTGTAGTTCCTCGTCGCTCATCTTGCCTGTGTAGTACTCCCACTTTACGCGGGTGGTACGGGCAAGATCGCCTTCGTATTTGGACAGCAGCAGGCGTTCGTCAAACAAGAAGTTCAGGTACTTGCCGTGGAGTTGGGGAATACGCAGAGACTCGGAGTCCAGTGCGGTTTCGTCCAATCCCATGTCTTTCAGCAGTTCTGCGCGTAAATC